GCTTGTAAGAGTAGCTTTTGCTGCTCCATCGACGGCGGACTTGGCTCGGGCTTCGCTGCCGGCTTCGACTGCGTCTTTTGCTGAGCTGTTTTTGTTACTTGTTCCTGTTTGGGTGAGTTTGGTACGCTCATTTTCGTTCCTTTCTCTAGTTTGTCTCTTGTGTTCCTCAATAATTCTTTTCTTCCGATACGCTCGAATCGTCTCTCGATGCTTCCTTCTGATAGCTCTCAATACTTGATCAAGTTCTTTTTTGTTGATGTACTCACCATCAAATGTTACATTGATCCTTGAGCCATCTAACTCAATGACAAGCTTCTTATTTTTCATTTATTACTCCAATCACAGTAACGCTCCTAACTCAAGATCCTTCTCTCTAGCATAACGTATCATCTCCTTCTTCGAGAAAAACGTTCTGCCGTTAGGCTCAACATGCTTTAAGTGTATTCCCTCCGCTGGGAATACGTGCTCTCTAAATCGAATACAGAAGTCTCTAGTCATTACCTTACCACATTCACAGTGTATAACTGTATCCCAACTGTGCACAAATTCATCGCGTTTCTTTTTACCGCATTCACAACTATAATCATATATAGGCATAGTTTTATCTCCCAGTAGCAGGAATGGTGGGCAGGCCCGACGTTGACGCCCGCCCACCTTCGGCGGATGGAGGTACTGCTAGCGAAGTTCTCAGAATATTCTCAAATGCCGGATCTCCAGAAGCGTCTATAATATATTGTTTAAGCGCTTCAATATCAATACCAGGAATCTGTGAAAGCTGTCCCATTAGCATGATAGCTTCGATTTTTCGCTCCGCCCTGCTAACTGCTCGTTTCGTTACTAAGTTAACATCATAGTCATATTGACCTCTCAATGACGTTCCTGTTACATTCACCCATCTATCATCAACTAACACGTCTCTTGGTGTAGTCCAAAAATCAAATATAAGATCGTTAACTTTACGAATACAATCAATGTAGAGTTTAGATATCACACCTTCTCTTTTCGTCGTCCTACGCTGAGAACCTTGTGCTACAAACGTCGCCTCTCTCGCGGTCCGCCGACTTGAAGTATCAAACTCACCTAACTGGTTCCTGCTAAAGCCAATAGCTTCTCTTGCATCTCTTCTACTATTCTCACTTTGCGCTACTGCATCCCACGGAGACGTGCCCGTGTTGATAGGTGCAATAATGTCATTTAGAGGGAACGTAGTATCGACACCTTCCGCTGCACCTACATCACCACTTATCAGCCTCGATAGCTTCTCTTTATCAATCGCACCAGAGCGGAAAAGAAACTTCAAAATGCTAATCCGGCGTTGCTTCTCCGCCTGCAACGATATGTCAAACTGCGTCTTTTGAATCTGTCCCAAGTAATAAGCCGGAGGAGTCGACCAAAAGCTTCTGGGATGCTGATTAAGTGTACCGTGCACAAAAGGCATCCCGATAGCTCTTTGTATGAAATCAGGTGCTTTACGCAGGAACTTATTGTGGTTCCTATTGACCACTAAAATCTCACCGGTTAGGCGATCCCTGATTTCCCACAACTCGACATACTCCGGCTTTTTATTGAATCGAGCAATGCCTTTTAGCCTAGCTCGCTGTTTTCTCGTTCCAGTTGTTAGATAAGATTCCATAAAGTCGGCCATAGATATTTGCGGCTCAAGATTGCTAGTATTCTTATATTTAGGATCTGCTCGTATACTATCAATATGTCTAACAATCCTATGAGCTGCCCAAGGAGCATCTGGCAACCAAACAGTTCCCCAAGGTACTACAAAGTCATGCGGCAGCACAGGTCTTATCCAGGGCCAGCCAGGTTGAATGTCGGGAGACTCAATCCTGTGTCCTCTCTTATCGAATTGAGTCATAGTCATTCCAACTACATTTTGCCCTTTGCCTATGTCGTAGTAAGGAGCCCATCCATACTCACTATCATACCCGATCTTCAGTATCATCGAGCCGTAGAGATAACCACTAATAATAACCATATCTACATGTCTCTTCAGCTCGAGCTTTCTAACCAATGACGCATCGAGAGACTCTATAATCGGAGCCTTCGCCACACCGCTACTACGCTCGGGAGTAACTACAAACTCGGGATCCGGCACAGATAGTGTGCTACTAAGAGAGTCTCCCATTGAGTATATCAAATTCGGACCGACAGCTGCCCACCCGTGAGGATCGTTGATGTAAGTCAACTCCAGCTTCTTCCACGCAGCCTCTCTCCCAAACATCTCTCGATATACAAGAGCTGCATCTATCTCATCAATCCAATCTGCAACTTTTTTAACTTTTGCCATATCTTAGCTCGTTCATATAATGAACAACTTAATTAAGCACAAACGACTCTTCTGGATATATCGATTCAGAAGGCATATAACCATCTCGAACCGGTTTTAGCCTTTCACTCATCAACCCTATATCGTAAGGATATTTGTTGGCTTCAGTTGGTCTACTGAGCAACTCATCTATAATAGCTTGACCGCTGAATGGGTTAGCAGCAGCTTCCTCTTCCGCTTGTCTTCTATGCAGTTTACACATCTGAGACCAAAAGCTAACTTGCATAGACAACGCATCAATAACATCATCTTTACCCGTCCCGCTCTTTTTACTCGGATCAAATGCTAGTAGTTCCCGCTCTAAATCTTGATGTTCTTTCTTAATAAAGACACGATTCGCAGCAAACCACGGCTGTAAACTAAGAATCCGTGCAGCTTTACTAACCCTAGCATTTTTAACTTCTTCAATGTAAAACAACTCACCTGTCTGCTGCTGCTTCCTATTTATCCAGTACATCAGCGTCCTTTGATAAGCGACACTCTCAACCCTAACAGATAAGGGACTATAGGCTCGCCAGTGGTTGAATACACATTCAATTAACTCTCCAGGGTCCATCCTATCTCTATCATAGTAAATAACATAAACATCACCAGTGTTAGGGTTGAGAGCTGTTGTCATAACAACATTGAAGTCGCTATCTAAATTACTCGCGGCTTTGTCAGTAGGGGCCGGATCGACACTTGTACAGTAAAGGAGATTTTTGGGCAGTGTCTCATAATAATGTATATACCCTCTCTTAAACACTTGGTTAATAGCAGCTGTCGGTATATTTAGATACAACATATGAAACATAAATATACCGAGAGATGCTTCTAACTCTTTCAACACCTCATGATTGAAACGGTCCCATATAGGTACGCCGCCTTGATCTATTGTTGCAGCCAAGCCAATATGACCAGGTTTCTCCAAAGCACTTCTACTAATAATAGTATAGCCTGGAGAATTCTTAAACAGCCATCCTAACAAATCCTCAGGTGCCCATCTTGTACCAATAACAACAATTTGACTCTTAGTCGGGTGAATTAAGAGAGGATGACACAACTTATGCCAACCGATAGCTTTCTCAATCTCGACTTGTGTAGGCTGTTGAATGTCGCCAGTCATCTGATCAAAGTCCGGTGCGACAGTATCGTCTTCTATAATAACATCATAGTGTCGACTAATAACAGCCGTTCCAGTTCCGGCCGGCTCAAAGGTACCTTCAGGCGCTATCAGTTTCCTATTAACAGTTAAACATTCTGAGGACCACGGTCTATCACCTGTCGGCATTAGCTCCGGAAACAGCGCTTGAAACAGTGCATTACTCTCAAACGCCCCTTTAATAGCTAATATCTTCTTCTTAGCATTAGTTACGCTATTTTGAGCTATCAATATCCTAACATCTGGATTGTTGATAGCTCTCCAAATCGGATAAGCGTAGCTACCGATAGACGATTTGAACCAAGTTCGAGGTAGTACAACACCAACTCTTGTATTTTTATGATAATCTTGCAACGCTAAGCATATCGGTCTATGAATATCTCTATCTAAATCCTTTAACCCAAGCACAGCTCGAGCAAAAAAGAACAAACTCTTTTTACACTTAGCTCTCAACTCATCAATTGTTTTTTCATCTAAATGTTGCATTATGTTAGTTTCTCTATAAGCTTATCCAGCTTCTTTTCTTGCCTTCTCGCCGATTCTGTTAAGAAAGAGAAGTGCATATCGTTTTTCTTCTGAATCTCACTACACACAGTTTTGCTGACAAAATCTACTGTGTTGATCATCTCATGACAAGACCGATCTGCTACGTGCTTATTCACTGTCTCATAAATCTCCGATAGTTTTCTGTTAGTAATATTGATGTGCCTAAACAGCATAACATACACGCCGAGGAGACCGAAGAACACTGCTACGATCCCACTGGATACTATGTAATCCATGTAGCTAATCCTTATCAAGTAACA